ATAGTATTATAACCTTTTTACTATAAATAGTCAAGAGAGAAAAGAAAAGGGGGAGCAAAAGCTCCCCCAAAACTATTTGATTTCGATAGTCAAAGGCTTGACTTCGGGCCGGGGCGGCACACGGACGGTCAACAAGCCGTTTTCGAAGGTTGCCTTTGCGTCGGACAGGTCGAGATTATCATCGTAATTCACATAAGTTCTTGTAAAATTGCGACGAGCGATGCGATGGCGCTTTGAATTTTCTTCGTTTGCCTTGCCCGTGATGGTGATAGTTCTCTTATCAGGCTGAATGTCCACGGCCAGTTCTTTCTTTTTAAACCCGGCTAAGGCGAATTCTAACACAGTAGAGCCATCATCATCTCGATAAATATCTGCTACTGGATAGCCTTGTGTCGAGGCCTTGAGGTGAGTCGGGAAGTCGTTGAAAAAATTATCAAAAACCTCGTTAATAACATTGTGCCCTAAGAGTCCTGGGCGGCGGATTGTAATTGCGTTCATTTTATGTTCCTCCTTCAATAAGCAAGTTACCTTTGATGGTCGGTCCCTTTCGGCAACCTTCCATATTTATATTATAAACACCATTCGCTTATTTGTCAACCCTTAAATTAGAAACTTTTAACAAAATATTTGTATCAAAAGTATCAAGATTGCAAGCGTAAGACATGATATTGTTTTCACAGTGAACATGCTCTCTCCCAGTAGAAAGTATGTTAAAATAGGAAAAACCAGAAAACCAGTACCCGACCCTATGAATCTTGCAGACCAAACCGACTCAGTGTGTGTCGAGACCGTCCTCCAAGCGTACCAAAACAATACGCTCGTTGGTAGTCCGAAAATAACTGCTGAAATGAATGGCTTATTTTCCCACCATTTCCACAAAAATTGAGAATTTAATTGAAACCATCCGCCTATCTGCCCCAGAGTGAACACGAGGACACCTATCAAGATACTGACTGTTGGACTCACTCAGTGGCTCCATATTCCAGTATTCGCGATAGGGAGGCGCTGGGCCATTTCAAGAACCTTAGACATACTCAATAGTTCTCGAAACTCTTTTTGAGGGAGATACAAATCAGAAGCTGAATGTTCCTGTGCTTGTTCTAAATAATCCTCAAGGATCGTTTTGAGTGTCATGGCAATACTGGTGACTTCTAAAAGTGCTGCTTTATCTAGCTCGGAGGAGTATATCTTTCCTGATATGACATCGTCAGTCAAAGAGTTTAAGCGATAGTATGCTGGTAAAATTGATTGATACACAACCCTGAGTACACTTACCTTTACTTTCGTCCTTTCTTTCACGGCATACACTCAAGTAAATCAGTGTATCCTCCTATTTTCCTTGTCGCGCCAGTGGAGAGATCATTAGATAATATGATTGGCACAGTCTTATGATCAAAGAAATCTTTGCAAACTTCCAAGAAAGAGAGGTCATGATCATAATCCAAAAAGATATATTCTACTTGGTTAGCAACACAGTAATCTGCCGCATGGATACAAAATGAACAAGTCGATCTGCCATAAATAATGAATCGCCTACCCATTCAGTAAGCCTTTGTCACGGGAGTTAAAACTAGAATATAGCTCTTCAGCGGAGCCGATTGCGATTATCTCATCAACTCTGCTTCCTTCGTTTATTTTAACCAGTGAGAAGTTTTTGGACAAAAATTTCTCACACCCCTCTTGTAACAAAAAGTCGCGAGCGTTATCGTAATCAACAATAGAGACCACGCTATTCGAGTTTATATAGATTTTGTCCAGAGAGAACTCTCTGTGATATCCCTCGTTTGTTATTTTTAATTTTTTTATTTCAACCAACATCCACTAACCTATACCCTTCAAGATGAAGGCTCCTATGAGGCCTATAACACTAGTAAATAACGTCCATATCATTTTGGAACTTGTTGATTTCCAAGATTCCAATTCTCTCAACCTTGCGTACAAGCCGTTGTCCGGATTGTAAACAGCTTCTTTGATTTTTGCTATATCCTCTGACATTTCTTCCTGTTTCATTTGCATGACGTCAATTCCGTTGCAAACTTTGTCAAGTTTACTTGTCAATTCTAAAAAGTCTTGCTGATCTGCCATAATTCAATCCCCCCGCAATAGTAAGTAGTATACTACTGGTGGACAATGCTATGGTTAGTTAACAAAAGAGTACCTGCTACCGATACTGCGTTCTTAAGGGCACATCTTGTAACTTTAGCAGGGTCAATAATGCCAGCAGCTATAAGATTAACTCTCTCTCCTGTCGAAAAATCAACACCCTCGAAATCTTCAGCATCGTCTACCTTCCAGATGGTTACATCGGCAGACAGACCGGCGTTGAGAGCCATTGTCCTAAACGGCGCTTGCAACGCGGTGCGGAAAATTGACAATGAAACTGACTGTTCTTCTGTTTTAAAGTTTGGCGCAAGAGTCTTTGAAGCTCGAAGGAGAGTCATCCCTCCTCCAGGCACGACACCCTCTTGCTGTGCTGATCTGACCGCCTCCAGAGCATCTTCGATTCGATGTTTCTTTTCTGTCATTTCTACTTCAGAAGACGCACCAACACGGATGATAGCAACACCAGAAGAGAGGCGAGTAACACGATCCTGGAGTCTCCGGGCTGCGTGCAAATCTTCTGTTTTCTGAATCTCTTTCTTGATTCCTTCGACGATCTCGTTAACCTTTTCATAATCCCCTTCTCCGTCCACTACCGTGGTTGTACTTTTAGAAATCTCTATTGTCTTAGCTTTGCCAAAATCAGTTAAAGAGACATCTGTCAACTTGTGACCCATAGACTGTTGAAAAAACTTTGCGCCGGTTGCAACTGCCAAGTCACTCATGATGGCGCGCCGTTCTTCGCCATACCGCGGAGCCTTAACTGCTGCCACCTTCATAGATCCGCGGATGGTGTTCATAATTAGTGCAGCGAGGGCTTGACCTTCAATTTCCTCTGCGATTATAATGAATGGCCTGTTTTCGCGTGCGGCGATCTCCAGTGACGGCAAAATGTCGTTAACTTGGTCTATCTTTGAATCTGTGATAAGAAACATCGGATCTTCATACCGACATGTATTGCGGCGTGTGTCTGTAACAAAAGCATTTGCGACGTATCCACTATCAAACTGAAATCCTTCTACGAGATCCAAACTTGTCTCGTTAGATCTTGCGTCTTCGATTGTCACGGAGCCGTTTTTGCCCACTTTATCCACCGCTGTCGCGACGAGGTTTCCTATAACCTCATCGTTATTGGCAGAGAGCGTAGCAATGTGCCTGACATCTTCTGACGAGGCGATGGGCTTCGCAACCTCACTAATGAAACTAAGAGCTTGAGCCAAACAAAGATCTAGACCACGCTTGATTTCGATTGGTGAGACTCCCGATGATATGTGTTTGTTGGCTTGGTTCAATATTTCTCTTGCGAGAACCGTAGAGGTAGTTGTTCCATCCCCGGCTTCTTGGTTCGTCATCGCAGAAACCTGCTTTACGACCTCGGCACCGGCGTTTTCGTGGGGGTCTTCAAAACTCATATGTCTAGCTACAGTAACGCCGTCCTTGGTCACGAATGGGCGCGCGTCCTTTTGGTGGATAAGAACATTTTGACCTTTGGGGCCGAGAGTTGTTGCTACGTAGTCCGCCAGAGTATTTACGCCGGCGAGAACCTTATTGCGGAGTTCGGGTCCATGGCTTATTTGTGTGGTCATTTTGACTCGCTTTCATGTTTGTATGTATATATTATAGTGCATTTCGGTTGAAATGTAAAGAGGTTTTGTTGTTTTATTTGTCTCGCAACTCTTCTGTCTTGGCCGCGATTCTGTTTGAAGCCGCGATGGACTCTTCGGCTTTGGTATCATCTTGTAATCCGCCAGCCATGTAAGAATATGTATTCTCTTGGACAGATTTCACATTTGTAAAAATATCGAAAATACTCTCATTAAGTTCTCTAGTCATCTTGTTCAGCATTTCTTGAACTATTCTTGCCCCTATCTTTAATGTCCCAAGGTTATCAGCTATTCTCAAGACATGGGCCTTGTTGACATCGAATTGGTAGGTTTCAAGCATGCCCCTGGAATTCAGAAGTGCTTTTTTCTTCATCTCCGGGTTTTTAAGTCCATTGTAAAATTTAACAGAAGTATTAAGGTCTGCATAGAACCCCGGTTGCTTCAGGGCTTTGTTTCTATCAGACTTAACACGCGAGGCCGTGAACTCCTCATTTACAAGATCAGTAGCTGCAATAACATATTTTCTGATCTCCTTAGCTAAAACGAGTGGCTGCAGCAATGGTTCTCCTGCCTGGTTGTTAAGTGGTATTTTGCCTTCTTCAGCCATTTGCCGGGCTATGTCAAGAATTTCTTTATTTTGACCCCTTCTTGTAATTCCAGATTCCCCCCTAACCACCAATTTCCGCTCACCCTTTGGCACCAAGCCGAAGAGAGAATCTCTTTTTGACCACTCTAGTTTAGTTAAAAAAGGACCAAAGATATCTGCGGGACCTGGGGTGCCTTCATCTACTGGCACCTTCAACTTTCTAAGGCCGACCGTCGCGACTTTATAAAAATACCCCAAAAACCTATCTTCTAATTCTTGTGGAGATGGCATATTCGCACCGGGCAACGAGGATGCAATATCTTTTTCTCCTCCCGAACCAACAAACTCCATGGGAAGTTGTATACATATTTTGGATTTATCCATGGATGATGCAATTATGTTCGCGACATTATCTAGCGTAAAATCAAATTGAAAAAACTTGATGTCCCCTTCGACATTCAACCCGGAACCCTGTTTCTCTCCGGTGTCTGAAGAAATAAAATCTTTCATGCAGACAACATATCTCATGCCCTCGAATCCGCTAAACTGAGGGTTGACCAGGTCCCCCACCAAATCGTTAAAAGAACCACCTACTACCACAGACTTTTCGTTATAAAGCTTAAGGCTTATCGGTATGTCGTCAGATGTCTTAAAATCCGCTATGGTTCCTGTGTTTGCTTCTATCTGAGCTCCGTCCAGGAGGACAGCAAGGAAAGCCTCGAAGTTAAAACCCGCAGAAGCTGCATTAAAATTTGAAACAACTTTAGTCAAAGCCTTAAAGAAAACCAAGTAAGATAAAACACTTGCGATCTTTTGACCGACTGGTAAACCACTCAAATCTTCCCGGGGGCCTTGTTCATAAAACCTAGATAAAGAAGCCACTTTCTCTGACAAGTTTGAACCCTCGATCTGAGATAAGAATTGTGATAGCTGGGTTCTCTCCGGGCCGCTGATTTTCTGACCGCCGGTGGTGCGAACATCGGTCCATCCCAACTCGCTGACGCTTATTTCTGGAATGGCCTGCAAGGTTAGTGATAATTCTTTTTTTTCGTTTAGAAACTGTTCCCTCAAAGTCCGAAGGTCCCCTCTCGTTCCTTTGAATAATTTCCCCTTCTCCACTTCAAGAACCTCTTCGAACAAGGTGAATAAATCTCTTATGGTCGATATCGATTTCTTATTTTTATTTTCTGATAAAAATTCTTTGTGCCAAGACATAATAAAACTCCTGTTAATAATTAGATAATTTCGTCCGCAATTCCCATTTTAATTGCTTCTTCGGCTGAGATGTAGACGTCTCTCTGAGATTTCAAAAGTTTCTTAATTTTTGATGGGGTAAGTTTTGTGTTGTTTGCTAAAATTTCAATATATCTTTCCTGGACCCATTTGATCTCTTCTAGCTCGTTCTCCATTGAAAAGATTGTCCCTCCTGTGCCGGCCATGACGTTGTGCAGCATGATTCGACAGTTGCGGCCGACTTTGCGACGACCAGGGGATCCGCATGCCAGGATTGGCACCCCAGCTGACATGACCTTGCCTATCCCGAAAGTCTCTATGTCGCACGTCCTTTCTTTTATCATTTCCATTACATCGAGAATTGAAAACATATCAGAGGCCGCGCCTCCGTGGGTTGAGATCATCATTGAAATAGAGCGCGCTACGACGCGGTCATTACTTTCAGGATCTAATGGATCTTCCGGGATGAGTGTGTGAGAGTTGTTTTCCAGATACAACAGGGCAGCAATAATATCGGCGCCTTTTCTTTCGGTAATATCCCCATAAAGATTAATTGTTCTAAGCTCTGGCTCAGGGTTGGTTGGTAGTTGAATATTGTTAACTATTACTACCTGTTTGTCTTTCGCAGATTCAGGTTTCTGCTTTTTCTTTTCTTTTTTGTTGTTCTTTTTTGGTTGAGATGTGACTCTATTAATCAATTTTTTTCTTCTCTCTAGTTGGGATAAGGTTGCGCTCCTGGAGCCGCTGACCTTATGTAATAAATATACATTATTCTTTAATTTTTGTCAATTCAACAAAAAACCCCATCCTTTATCTTAGGGTGGGGTTCTTTATTGAGCAATAGTTTTGTATTATCTTAGCTACTTTCTTGTTCTAGCATTTATGATTCTCTTGGTGACTCTCTTAAGAACCTCGCTCACGATTGCGTTGCGGTTCTCGTACATCGCATCTCTACCTGCAGGCTCATCGTCCATAGGCTCATCGCCCATTGGGTCGTCGCCCATAGGCTCATCGTCCATAGGCTCATCGTCCATAGGCTCATCGTCCATAGGCTCATCTTCATCGACACCTTCCTCAATTGCGGCCGCAAGGCGCTCGCCCAGATCAATAAGTAGACGAGCCTCTTCTTCTGTTAAGCTAATGTCTGCAGCTCCAAGCTCGGCATCAGGCTCTTCACCGAGATCGATATCCATTTCCGGCTCTTCTGCGGGCTCATCTACGGGCTCATCGTCCATAATTGCTTCGTCGGGTGGCAGCTCCTCGTCCTCCGGGGCCTCGGCAAGCATCTCGGCCTTGTGCTTCTCGCTGATAAAATTATCAGTGAGGCTATTTACGTTTGCCAGCTTCATAAACCGGCGTATCGTGTTTTCGTTCAATAGTTTACTATCACTCATTTTAAAATCTCCTTGTTAACAAAGTAGTGATTATCAATATAATACAAATATAAATAGTTTAAGCACCATGAAAACGTCAGGTTTTTATCCTTTTTGAGAGTTTAAGAAGAGCGCTCTTTTCTATCTGAGACACACGTACTAAAGATATTCCCAGCCTCTTGGATACTTCATCCAGGGTCATAGCACCATTATAATAAATAGACACTAAAGAACAATTTTGATCTGTATCGTACTCAACCCACATCCTGCAGGATTTCTCTTTGCATTTTGTTCCCTCTTTAATACACTGTTTTGCACATGAGGGCAAGTGCTGTTTATTCATACTCTTTTATATCCTCCTCTATCATGTCATATATGCTCTGTTTGTCTGAACTTGAGATTCCCAAATCAGACAAAAGGTCTCTGCCGGTGGCGATGTCCCTCTGAGAGTTTGTGATTTTCCTTTTTCCCATAATTTTCTGCCTTTCTTTAATCTTTTCTACAACTTGCAACACAAGTGGGTCCTGCGAAACATACATTTTCAGTATTGTTCGGAAAAACTCACTCTGCTTCAAGCCATCATATCTCAAACGTATTTTTAAAGCGGCTGATTCTGATTCATAACACTTGAAAACGAAAGTTACATTCTTATTTGGATCTCTCATTTAAGCAAAATATGAGTTTTGCTTTCACTCATACCGGATGATGTCTGTCTTATGAACTTGGCTTTGGATTGGAATTCTGCTATGTTTCTTGAGCCCGTATAAGAAAAGCCAGACTTGATCTTTTGGGTAGTATCTGACAAGACCTGACACACAGGGCCCTTGTAAGGAATCGTAGTGGAAATGCCCTCCAGTGACCGGGCATTTCCACGCCAGGCAATTTGTGCTTCAGGGGAGGCCATTCCGCGATAGACCTTATATTGCTTCTTGTCCTTTGAGTGAAAAACCTCTCCGGGTGATTCTTTTGTGCCGGCCAGCATAGACCCTAGCATCACCATATCTGCACCTGCTGCGATGGCCTTGACAATATCGCCGGAAGTTTTAATGCCGCCATCTGCAATGATCGCGGCACCGGGGATGTCACGGCAGTCGATAACCGACTGGAATGTTGGCACCCCATGGCCAGTTTGAATTCTTGTCGAGCAAATCGATCCTCCGCCAATACCGATTCTTACCGCGTCGGCACCCCACGATGAAAGCTCCAAGTACCCTTCGGGAGTCGCTACGTTGCCTGCGATGACAGTAACTGCAGAGCCATACCGGTCCTTTATCCCTTTTATCGCTGCTTCGACCATAGAGTGGTGGCCATGGGCGACGTCAATGCATAAGATTCTGGCGCCGGCGGAATAAAGGGCAATGGCGCGTTCTAGTGAATCACCGTTGACACCTACAGCAGCAGAGATCTTATTAACCTTGTCACTGGATTGCTCTTCAAAGAACTCTCTGACTGAGTAAATAATTGCGCATTGTTCTCTGATTGTGTTATATCTATGGATAACACCTAGGCCGCCAAAGTCGGTAATTGCGCGCGCCATTGAGGATTCAGTAACTGTATCCATTGGACTAGATGAAATCGGGATGTCAAATTTAACACTACCAATGGAGGTCGACAAATCTATTTGTGTTCTACTTTGTATTTTGCTCTTTTGCGGCACCAACAGGATATCATCAAAGCATAAAGCCTCTTTAATTCTCATCTTCATCCTCCCCCGCACAACTCAAACACACCAAATCAATATTCTCTGATTCCTTGTTGATTCTCCAGTCATCAATATTCTCTCCTTTATCTGGTGGCCGGTCGCATTTAGAGCATTTAACTTGTAATTTGAATTCGCGCATCTGTTTTTTAAAATCTTTCATAAAACGCTTGCGCATGGCAACGGTCTTTTTTCTTTTAAGTTTTCTTGCAAAACTTCCCATTATTTATCCCCCGTTGAGCCCAGGGCGCCAGAGCCGCGAGTGGTTGGGGCGTCGTAGATTTCATCATGCTCCACAGGTACCAAATCTGGCTTCTCGATTCTTACGAACACGCCTTGCGCTATCTTTTGTCCGGGGAGGATAGTTTGCGATTCTACCCCTACGTTATGCAGATTAACAAAAATTTCACCAGTGTACCCTTCGTCTACAACACACGCGCCGGTAAACAGCTGTCTTTTGCTGGCGATACCGGACTTGTTCATAATCTGTAGCATGCAGTTGGGTGGTACCTGGATTTTTACGCCCGTCTGCAGCAAAGTGCCGCGGCCAGGGGGTATTGTCAGTGATATAGCCTCCGAGGGGCAATAAAATAAATCCATTCCTGCGTCGGTGGAATGTGCGCGTTGTGGCAGCTTTGCTGCCGGATGAGTGCGAAAAACCCTCACTTCGTTAAACGATGTCATATTCAACCCCCAATGTTTTCAGATCCCTTTCCTCTATCAAAGTATACGTAAATCTGTTGCCCCACTTATCAGAAGCGGTATCGCATGTGTCCATAAACTCATAAAAGTCTTTAGTACTCTGGAAGACTTGGCAGCCGGCTGAGACTCCACCCGTGTTGATGCGTGCAGATGAGCCTCGGTGCTTGTGTATGTTGATCCCATACCAGCCTTCCTCCTCGGGGCCGTGGTAATCCGGTTTAGCATCCCGGTTATTATCTCTCCAAACTCTAACCTTTGTACCTCTCTGGCATAAAGCCATGTGGCCCTTGGTTTTGTTCCCGTGCCAATCGATTCGATACGTGCCACTATATTGGTCTGGTACCAATATTGCCGTGCCCTTGTGCCTCACCTCTTTTATTGGTGTTTTCAGTATGTTTACCCCTGGCTCTGTAGTGACTGGATAAGAGTCGACGACCCAATTTCCAGAAACTCGATAGATCACGTTTATAAGATCATCAAACCGAGAGGCATCGCCAGAGTCGTTTCTAACTCCAATAATGTTGAGGTTATAATCTCCTTTTTCGAAGAATTTGTAGCCTTTATTGAGGAGGGTGCTCCTATAGTGGTCGGCCATTAGACGGGCGCTCAGGCCCAATAATTTAGACATTTTTCTTTCCTTTTCCGCCTTCTTCAACCTTGTGGATGCTGACTATCTCCCACGAAAAACCCATGGTACAGCGAGCGCTATTTGCGGCGATGACGGCCTCTGGAAATGTCAACTTCTTTACCACGCTTTCTTTCCATTTATTTTCTTTTTTATTGTGCATTTTAATTGTGTAATGATTCATCATTTTCTCCTTTTTTTTGTATATTTATGCTAATAATTTAAACATTTTTCTCATGCTATAGGTTGAGAATCCCCACTGTTGATTGTAGTTTAATCTCGCCATATAGGGCCTATTAATATGAACTATGTCCCTTTCCGGGTCGACGCCCCAGCAACGAATGATTGTTGTTTCATTGTTGTCGTCGATTACTTTTACTACATAGAAATTTTTACCATTCTTTGATTTTTTCAACTTACATTCACGAGGGATAAACCAAATAACACCAAGTTCTGGATCGTATTCTGATATCGGAGGTATATGTAATTCTTCTAACTTTTTTCTAACTCTTGGAGTAACCACAGCATTGATCGGAAAAACACCAGTTAAGTTCACTAAGTATTCTAGCTTTTCTTCCTCAGAGAAATCCCCCTCCGGTTCATATAATTTTATATTTTCTAGAAGTTTCTTTTCTTTTCTAGGTCGATCTTCTGCGATCGCAGAGAAGAAGTGCCTAAGCCCGGAAAATCTGTCATCCATCAAACTATTGAGGGCTTGTGATAAACACAGGGCCGAAATGGATTTCTTGTTCAGCTTTGAATAGGTGATTTCCGGGTGGAATAAAAAGTCTTCAATAGTGTTAAATGGCCTGTGTTCGATAATTTGTTCAATTGCTTTAATGCCCAAACCTTTAATAGAAGACAGGGGTTGAATCAGAGTTTTTCCGTCTAGGCTGATTTCCCAGTTAACCCCCGAAGTATTTACGTTAAGTGGTTCGACATTATAACCTAAAGATTTTGCTGTTGCTATAGCACGTTCTTTTCGTGTCTCGGGCTCCTTATCCAGAAAAGCCGCAAGCCATTCCGCTGGATAGTAGTTAAGAAGCCAAGCGCACTGGTAGGACAAAACACAATAAGAGACAGCGTGAGACTTGTTAAAACCATAGCCAGAAAAATATTCAAAAGTATCCCAAAGGTCCCTAACCTCATACTCCTTCATACCCTTCTCTATGCAGCCGCGGCTGAATTTGTCGAAAATCTTATCCTTCTCTGCCTGGACTGACCCTGTTCCCTTCTTTGTAAGAAGTTTTCTGAGCTTATTGCCCTCGTCCAAGGACAGATCCTTGCCAAGCTTGTGAGCAAGCATAGCAATCTGTTCCTGAAATATGAGGAACCCATATGTTTCCTCTGTCACTTCTTTAACTCGCTGGTTTACGTATTCTATTTCCTCCGGGTGGTTTTTTGCGTGAACAAACTTTCTGTCAACGCCTGCGCCTAATGGCCCGGGGCGATAAATAGAAGTGATAGCAGACAAATCAATGATATTGTCCGGTTTCGCATTTTTACAGAACGACTGGGCACCTGACTCTGTAAACTGGAAAATGCCTGCCCATTTCCCCTTGTGAAAAACATTCTCCCAGACTGCTTTATCAGACAAGTCGATCTTCTCTGGGTGTAAATTTCTGTTATAGAAATCTTTGATCTCTGCGAATGTGGGACTAGCCACGCCATGATGTCGCCTGAGTATTCTCTCTATAGCTCCTTCAAGCATCCTCAAGGATGCGAGACCAAGGATATCAAACTTGATAAACCCCATGGGCTCCAAGTGTCTCACGTTCATGCCCTCAGACCATGGGGTTTGACGGACGCCACCTGAATTAATCAAAGGCATCCATTGGTCTAGGTTTTCTCCTACAACTACTCCTCCGGCGTGGCGAGAGGCGGAACGAGTTTGGCCATAAAGTTTCTCAATATGTGTTTTGATGTGCGGATGCTTCCCCAAGAAAGCCTGCAGCGACTCAGAAAACTCCATTAACTCGTCAAATGTTGGTGCGTAGACACCAGAAGTGATGCCATGTTTCGCCTTGGCCCGGGGCGTGGCCTCGTAGACCATCTTGCTTGTCACATTATTCACTTCCGTAAACTCAATGCCATAAAACTTGGAAATATCCTTAATAAGTGAACGCAGTTGAAGTGTGTTCCAATTTGTAATCGGGACAACAGAATTATCACCCCACTGATCTATGAGCACCTCTTTGAGGACCATTGGGTCAGATACGTCATAATCGATATCAGGATAACCTGAGCCGCCCTTGGTCAAGAACCTTTCGAATTGGAGACCATATTTAATAGGGTCGACCTGAGTGATGTTCAATACATATGCGACCAGGGACCCGGCGGCCGAGCCGCGGCCAGGGCCGGAGAGCTGTCTCTCGATAGCTACATCAGCAATAGATTTCATCGTCAAAAAATACTTGGAAAAACCTCGATCTTCGATAACACTGACCTCATGTTTAAGTCTCTCAACGTACTCCGGGTGTTGATGCAAATTAAGAGTCCTTAGGCCCTCTACACACAAAGCCGCGAGGGTTTGGCCGGCTGTAGAGCCTTCCGGGACGACAAAATCAGGCAATCGGACCGTATTATCAGGCAAGAAAGCTTCAATTCTTTCGTGAGCAATCTGATGTGTTCTGACAATCGAGTCCTTTATGATCTTGTCTTCATATTCCACGCCGCAAGCAGCGGAGTACCTAACATAGGACTCCCACATCTGATCGCCATTCTTGGGGTAAAGCTCGTACCCGACTTCGTCAACTGAAACCGGGAGCTCATCTGATAAATATTCTGGCTTTCCTTTCCCTAGCCAACCGAGGCGCTTATACAGCTCGCGGTCCTTCCAAACGTCCGCGTTGTAATAATGAGAGTCCGCAGTCGATATTAATTCGATTCCAAACTCATGATGCATCTGAATAATATATTGGTTAAGCTCGTGCTGTTCCGGGATATTATTCCACTGAAGCTCTCCGTACCAGCGGTCACCAAAAATTGACTGCATCTTGTGTGTTGTGTTGCGCATTGCAGAAAGGACAGCATCCGGGCCTGTGTCTCTGTTCTCCCAGTAGTTTCCAGCGTACACGCCACCAAGGCATGCCGATGCCGCAATCACACCTTCACTGTGCTTCTTCAACATTGCGTAGTCCACCCGCGGGTACCGGTAAAAATTATCCCCAGCATAAGATTGAGAGATCATCTTGAATATGTTTTGTAGCCCAGTTTGATTCATCGCCAACAATATCAAATGGCGTCGGCGGTTCAAAATTGACTTGATCTTCTTTTTCGAGGAGGCTTCGTCTTCCACTGTTGTTCCAGAGTTGTCAGCCTCATATTCAGACTTCTTTTTTGCTGCAGTGCGGATTGTTTCGTACTCTTCTTTCCATTTAGAAACTGACGGGATGAAATAGGCCTCGCATCCAAAAATTGGCTTAAATTCCTTTCCCTCCCTTTGCATCTTTTTTGCATGTAAAACCTGATATGCCAATCCGTTAGCATTACCGTGGTCAGTCAAAGCTAGGGCGTCCATACCGTTACTGTATGCAAAATCCATATGTTCCTGTGGGTACCCGAGGGCATCAAATGGTGATCCAGCTACCGAATGAGCATGGAGCCCAACAAAAGGAATATTGCTCTTCTTCCTAGATATCATTAATTGTTTCTTTCATTTCTTCAATTGATTGCATAAGACGATTCTTTATTCCATCACTGTCAATAAAGTATAGATCTATTATAAACTGTTCTTGCTCTCTTGTCAAGCTAATAAAATTGTCAGGAAAACCAACGTCTTCCTTCGTAATTGATGACATATTGTTGTATGCCTCCTCTATCCTGTTTATCACTTTAACCTCTCCCTTTCAAAAATATATGGTTTCATAAATTGTTTTGTTGGTCTGGGAATCTTGAGATCTGATTTGTAATACTCTCTAAGATTATCCCACGTGTCAAGGTCATAATATTCTTCCACCTCAACCACCTTGTCTATCGATATTACACCAATATTGAAGATTTTGTCAAGAGGAAAGTTGCGACTGGACCATCTTTTTTCTAGTGATATAGATCTATCCCCCCCAGTGCACTGATTTTTAATATTCCATTTAAAGCGAGGCCAATCTTCTGGAAAAAATGTAAACGCCAAATATTTTCCGTCTCTCACTGTCTTGCCTTCGTGCGATAGAAAAAACGACTTTGGGCCTCGGATAGAGTTACGATTATCTCTCACAACATCAGGATGATAAATTCCGTATGGAAAAGATACAAAATATTTTGTGGGAACAACCCAGCGACTCATTTTATTTGACACCACAAAAGCACTAACTGCTCCATGTAAAACGGACCACCCAAGAGAGTCCCTCCTATCTCTGTCTCTTTGGGCTATCGGAGTGTAATAGACCGGGATCCACTTTTCGTGATAGTCCTTCCTTTTGACAAATTCTTTTTCTTCAAAATATCGTGGCGACATAACATAATCCCCAATTCTTTGCTTCACTAGTGGTGCGACATCATCGTTACATACAATCCAAATACTATCACATCCAGCATACGCGCACTCGTATACTGAGCGCTCTGCGGCGAGGAATCCTTCGCGAAGGGGGTGAAGATAATCTGGCCAAGGGTGGTCAAAAGAATTGTCCCAGCCAGATAATGGTATAATGCCGGCGACGTTACGCCCTTGGGGTGCTGATTTCATTAAAAATACTCTCCAAACTTAAGTCTAAAAACTGAACCCTGCCTGAATCTTTATATATCGTTTTTTCTCTTTCTTTTATTAATCGAGTACGGTGTATAACCTTTGGTTTGCGATATTTCGGATTTCCGTTTTTATAGTATTCCATAAAGTTACCATAAATTCCGATAGAAGTCAAGTGCCTCTCTACAGCGAAGCGAACCATAGCGTCTGAATAATCGAAATTATTTAATTGCTCTCTTGTCAGTTCTGACGTTGCAACGCAGTCTGTAATATAGTTTGCTCCGTCGACGCGGTTGGAAACATAATAATGTATGTTTCCTGCGAAAGGGCTTGACGTAATTTTTGGCTGAAGGTATCCGTGCTTTCCTCCCAGATTTGCTAATTCAAAATCGTCGTAAACCAAGTATACAGTCTCACCGTAAGACTCAATTTCATTTTCCAGCTCTATGCCGGTTGGGTCAAAAATTTTACATATTTCAAATTTATGCTTCGTTTGATTTGATTGTGTTGTTATTGAGACGTTATTTCCAAATATCCTGATGTTGTTGATATTGTTATAATTAAGAAGGCGGCCGTCAAGTGCCATAATTGTTTGGAGACGGCTCCAAACAAAATCTTTTCGTGGGTTTCCAAGAAAATTTAGAGAAATCTCTTGAAAAAATAATGGATTAAACGGCGCCGTCGGCAAGAAGAAGCAATCATTTAAAAACGCATAAACTATTGACTCAACGCAGCTTCCTATCACAAGCTTTTTTAATAGCATAAGCGCAGATGGTGATCATACCTGAAGCTATGATGAAACACATAAGAATAGTTATTGTTACTAAACAGTTTCGCTTCTTGTTCTCGCGGCCTAGGCAGGCATGCCTCGTCAATAATAGACATTAAATCGTTGTACATACTCACAGCATTTGAAGTGAGGCTAAACAGGGTTCCGTTTGCAGCGAGCACAAGCTCTTCCCAGTGACCCTGGCGGCCGCGGCCGGCGCCGGTGGAAAACGCGTGCACTCTCAGGTTTATTCCAGCCCGGGCAGCATCAGCGACGATGGCGTTTGTTATTGGTCGGTGAGGGCCCTCTGGGTCATTCGCGTCGCGGAGATATGATTGCTCCTCTTCATCACTAAACACTATGACTACTCGATTAGAGGTTGGGCGCCAATTGATTGTGAAGATCTCTTTTTCTGGGATCGATCTGGTGTTTCTCCACCATGCGGTAGAGGCAATGTCGACATTCGCTGCAGCTGAAATGTTTCTAATTGCAAGATATACAGCATCAAGTAGCATCTCTGTTCCAGTGTCCATACCCTCGTTTCCAAGTGCGGCGAAAGACGCTAAAAATTGATCAAATGGCGCTATGTCTGACACCAAAACCAGTGTTTCGTCTTGTTGACCTGCTCCCGAGTTGAATTCTTTAGGTCCTATGATCAGACCCCACTGCAGCGGCTCTTCCGCGGCGAAATGTGTTGCGAATCTATTAAGTGCGATCTTGACAGCTTCGATTTCTTGATCCATCGAACCTGACCAATCCACAATAAAAAGTATGTCTGTCTCTCTTATTTCTTCGCCATAGTCTATAATACCGTCACAATCGTTGTCGGCGCCGTCGCATATTTCTTCCTGTGGTGTGACTTCCCCTAGGCAAAAACCAGGTTCGAAAATCTCATCCCTATCGTTACCCCAGGTACCTCTGTCACAATATACTTCACCCGGCTGGCAGACGCCCACAAAGAGTGTCTCGGGGACACCGGTGTAACACGCTTGTCTTAAGTTTTCATCAATCTGCTCATCACAATCTTCATCAAAATTATTACAATCTTCTTGCTGAAGAGAGATTCCTATACGAGGGTCGCACTCCGGGGGTTCAGGGAGAGGAATATAGGTGCACAGGGCCGCACAGTCAGTCACTCTCATCTCTCGACAGTTAGGGTCGACACATTCACATGTCTTGAACCCTTGGCCACAAAGAAGCGGAGCCTCACTACACGGCATCAAGTTGCCGACGTCGTTGATCGTACAAAGACAGTCGAGTTGTTCATCAATCTGTCCGTCGCAGTCGTTGTCTTCACCATCACACTCTTCCTCAACTGGCTGTGTCGCAGTACAAGAAATCCAGTTGCCACCATCACACACTTCTACGCCTCTTTCGCATGCGGTCTCGCATTCGCGGGCCAGCTCTTCGTCTGTGAAGCCGTCACAATCGTTGTCCTGGCCATCACATGCGTCTGGCGGTACCGGGCCGCAATCATCACATGCGTTCCTCTGGCCTTCATCGATGAGGCCGTCGCAGTCATCGTCTTCAAAATTACATCGCTCCTCCCCAGGTTGATCGGCATTACACTGTACCACCTCTCCCTCTATGCATAAGCCGATGCCTGTACCGCAAAGTGTCTCACATGGAAAAAACCCCTCGTCGACTAAGTTATCACAATCATTGTCCTCCGAATCACATGATTCGGGGTCACAGGGCCTGCATGGTAAATGCGTCAAGTTACCTTTGTCGCAAATAATTTGTTGTCGGCCTATTGTGCCATCTTCTAACTGACACTCAAACCACCTGATAAACTCACCAGAGGTTCCGGGTGGACATTCCCATTGAGTGTGGCAATCTCCTCTAAACAATATCTCTGGAGGGGGGCACTCCTCGTCTTGGCCATATACGCAAGGTGTCCTGTCTTCTCCACAAGTTTCTACTATTACCTCCATAACATCGATTGTCTGGTGTGCGTTTGGGGGGCAATACCATCGTTGACGGTCGCAACATTGAGGGTAACAAGAGCAATATTCTTGCACTTGCGAAGACGGTATAGTTTCGCAAATCTCTTCTCTTGACATATCGATAATTGGAGGCGACCAATCCAAGAGGTAGGCATCCGGAGGAATAGCATCCGGTGCGACCAATCCGGCGCCTCTATCCAACTGCTCGGGCACGACATCGGTGCACGAAGCAAACAATAATAAAGCTAATAATATTCTCATAATTCTCTCCTCAACTTAGTTGCTTCATTGATTTTATTCCAAATTCGCCTCACTTTCTTGACGTAAGATGATCTTTTGTAATAATTTTTTT